GACGAAATGTAGGCATTTATTATCTCCTTGAAAAAGCCACGATTGGGGTGGCGCTACCTGTGGAACCTGCAACCGTGTAGTTCACGCGCAGGTATCTTGCTACTGATGTTCCAGCCGCAACTTCAACCCGATAAGATATTTTTTGGGCTGATGTGACTGCGGTGAATGTCACCAAGTCTGTAAAAGTTGAGTTGTCGGCTGACTGCTGAACTTTTACGGTGATATTTCCGTTTCGGGTATTAGTCGGAACGGAAAGAAACGCAACTCCACCATTGGTGGATGCTGCGGCATTGTCCACGCTTGTTCCGCTTCCAGTTGCAGTAACGGCTGCACCAGAGGACAAAATAACCCCATGGTCTACACCATTATTTGACTGGAACTCGGCACTTGCTTGGACAACATCTGCGATTGCTCCTGATACCTCGTATGAAGTGGCATCGGACTCAAGCATCACGGCGCGAGCGCCGTTAGAATGACCTTCGGTTGCAACAATAACTTTTTCCTTTGTTGTGCCACCGAGAACTGTTGCAAAATAAGCATCGGTACCAACGCTTGCCGTTCCTTCGAACATACCTGAAAGCGATACGGTTCCATCTTTTAGACCAGAGATGTACTCTTTGGCGCTTGAGCCAAAGGTGCTTGTCTCGGCTGTCTCAACTGTTGTTGATGCAGTTACATCATTGAAATAAGACGAGAAATCAAACTCATCTACAAAAACTCGAACATTTTTACCGTGGCGAAATGTAGGCATTATTCATCCTCATCTGTGGTTGCTGGGGTTTCTTCTTCAATTACCTCAGCCTCAACTGGAGCCTCAACTACAGGTTCAATGATTGCTTCTGGCTTTGGTTCTTCAACTTTATTTGCTGGCTTAGAGGAATCCTCAATAGCGCCAGACTCAAGCAGCCACTTGATTGATGTGGCTGGCAAATCTTCTACAACATCGCCAATTTCGGCGCGTTTGTTTGGTGGGTAATCAATCCCCTGAAGTACGCGGTACTTAGCCATCTATTCCTCCTTGACGGCGCATGGGTAGCCCAAGTACACCGTCTAAGGTCACATGGACACGGAGGTAAGACGACTAACTGGGGCGACTAGCGCACATTAGTCAAAGTGTATCAGGCTTAAATTAGGAGACTTTAGCCTCTACATATTCTGAACTCACAAAGAACTTCTCGCCTGATTCGCTAACGATTCCCACGCGCTTCAAGATAGATTCGCCATTCCAAGTTTCGTAGCCAAGCCAGAAGATTTCGCCTTCAGTTCCCTTTGCCACTTTGCGACCTTTGACAACGACAACTTTTTGACCTTTGACAATTTGACCCTCGGCTAACTGGCGCTTAAGAACTTCTTGATACTTAACAATTTCTCTTTCGTCACATTCGTGAACTGGATAGATAGCCTTACCGCGGGCTGTGTAATCAGCATATTGGCTGGATACAATTTCAATACTAGCAATGTAAAACTTGCCACTTTTGGACTCGCACTTAACAACTGTGCGCCCGCACTTGAAGCAGGGCTTTGAACTCTCGACAGGTCTTGCCATTTCTATCCCCTTTCGTTACACCATAAGTATATCAAACTGGGGTTAAATAATCAACTCTCCCTGCGAGCGCGTTCTTCTCGAATCATGGCTAAAGTCAGGAAATACCCGATGCCATCTACCACCGTATCGGGCTTGGTGATGTGGGCTTCTCTGGCAATCTTGACTCCCACCATGCAAAGGCTTACCTGCTCCGCTGTGACCTCTATGCCGAGGATAGCGCTCCAGATTTGACCTGCCCTAGTAAAGTTATCAAGAGGATGCCCATAAGCCTCCTGTCGGTCTCCAGAGACGAGTTCAGCCGCATACATGGCTATGTCTCTAGGGTCATTCATTGAAGTAGTTGGAGGTCTGTTATCCCCCGCTCCGACACAACAAATGTCAGAACCCCCACATCGGCAGTTTCCCCCGTTGATTGACTCCACCATACGCTTCCCCCGTCTAATGCTGGGGCTTGGAGCCACTTGACTCCACCCCAATCTGCCATCTTGAGTGAATGATAATGACCAGTCACCAAAATGTCGCAATCTCCGATTTTGTTGCGCCCGAGTGTTTGGTCTGCAATCCATCGGCGGAGTTTGGCTTCAACTCCCGCACCTGCGCGAGCCAGATGCCCGTGAGTAATCCCGATGATTTTTGTTCCCACTTCAACTGTCAGCGATAGGGAATCTGTTGGAATGGCAAACTTGATATGACCGTATGCCTCTGGATTGGCTTGGAAGATTTCAGCCACGGACTCAACTAGGGCTACATCGTCATTATCGTTAAGAGTCGTAAACGCTTTTCCGTTCTTGCGGTTCTCGCCATGGTTTCCGCCAATCGCCGCAACCGTGATTTCTGGAGCGAACTTAGACCAGCGGATTAGGGCATCTCGCAGGAGACGGCGAGCAATCTTTACTTGGTCTCGTCTATCAACTTCCACCGTAAAAGTTTGAATGTCATAATGTCCATCACAACCTTCAACTAAATCACCGAGGCAAAGGACAGTTATGGATTCGATAGGTCTGCCCATCTTTTTCAACTCTTTGTATCGTGCTTCAACATCATCAATGGCTTGGAGCCAACGACCAACTAAACCTTTAAGTCCGTCTCCATCTTTCTTTCCGACCTGCCAATCTGCGGCGACCACAACTAAACTAGCGCTACCTTCAATGAGTGGCTTTCTTTCTCTGGGTTTATGTTTTCTTATTTCTTGAATCAAATGGTCTATATCGGCGCGTTCCTTAGCCCCTTTACGAACGACTCTGCCTTTCCATTGGCGGTTGAGCGAGCCTTCGGTGTTGCCCCACACATTGAAAAGAACAGGCTCGACGACAGCAAAGTTATCGGGGTCAAGACCCCAGATACGAAGAACTCCTGACCAATCTGGGTGAGTATCACCTTCCATTGCTTCTGTAGTTACTACACCTTCATTACCATCCCAAGAAACTCCAGGAGTCCATTCAGCACTTCTTTTGCGCGACTCCATAGGCTGAGTCGTATTATTTTCCGTAGTCTTTAAGAGATTAGTAAGAGCATCATCTAGATTCATTTTTCACACTTGCATCCGTCTAAGCCCTGCAACCTACGGCGGTGACGGCGAACTACATTCGAACTCATCTCGAACCCAAAGTCAGCAAGAACCTTTGTTATTGCTGTTCCTTCAATTGAAGTGTTTTTGAGAGTTTCCATAAGTTTTGATGAGAAGGCTTCAGGCAACTCTCTCATCAATTTACCCATAGCGCACTCATGCCCAGGTAATGTCTTTTTTCCATTGAGGGAGTCTAACTTAGAGGTGAAATCATCCAGATTTATTCTTTGACTTACATCTTGGACATCTGACACTCCATGGGCGCGTTGCCGACTCAAAGAGGAGTCTGTCGCATTTCCAGCACCTTTGGAACTCGTCTGTCGTTGCGTTTCTGCCATAAGGGTCTACCACTCTCTCCTTGGGAGCCAATGGCTCCGTGGTTATTTCCTCACTAGACATCGGAAATTCGCCGATAATAGTGGTCTTTGTTTTGGGTCTATACCCAATGGATTTACGCTACCCATTGGCTCTATACGCAAAATCGTGACACCTGAAATTGTGACATCAGTTACCGATGCAAGCAAGTTTCGAATCGCCTCAATTTTGTCTCGCGCCGTTGGGTAATCATCTTTGCCAGCGCGGGAAATAATTTGAATCATCGGATAGTCAATAACAATTCCACCCGAACCCATAGTGAAGGCTGGAGGTGAGCCAGCGTTCTCGTAGACGGCTGTGCAGACATCTGGAGACTCTGGCAATGTGGCTAAAAATAATGTACTGCCAAGGGTGCCTTGAGAAGCGTGAGCGCCGAAAGCGCTTGAAGTGTTCTGTAGGTAGTCACCTATAGATTCAAGAATTGTTGGCATCAGACTGCTCCGTTCTTCCTAATGAGGTCAATGATACGCCGAGCCATATTTGCCTGAATTTCTGGCAATCTCTCCATAAAAGGTTGCTCTAGATATTTAGCCTGAGTTGGTGCATTGTGATAATTACCTAATATCTCATGCACATACATGGCGTATGGAGCGGCTGGACCGCCGAAGAAAATATCAACTCCGATGCCTTGAGGCGTATTCATAGGCGCTGATACTCCGCCTGAACCACGCAAAGCGCCTGTGTCAATAGGAGTTAAAACAAGGGCTTTAGCAAAAATCATATTGGCTTCTTCAAGAATTACTTGACCAACTATCCTGCCAGCATCTTTACCAGAGACTTCCAGCATATTGCGAAGTTCTTGAGCGCCTTCCAACTCAAAAGTAAAGGTTTGCGCCATGGTTATCGCCCGAAGCGTATAACTGTGTGATGCGCTCCATTTTCATCCGCGATATTGTCTACTGCGTTGATAGTAAAAGTATCTGCGCCTACAACCATTCTGTGTGCAACTGTTATGGTTGTTTGAGGACCGTTGGTAATAAAGCGACCAATATCGGTTACTTCAATACCTTGAACATCGCGTGTTCGAACTGTGTCATAGATAAGACGACCAGTAGCAGTAACAACGGCTCCGCCAAAGGTAGCCTTATTGTATTTATCAACTGCGCTTTTAGCCGTGAATACCACGGTATCGGTCATAAACTCCGCGACTTTTGAGTAGATAGCATCTGCCATGGCTATCTCCCTACTCTACGATGCGTGTTTCGTAGAAAGAGTTTGGATTATCCATCTGACCGACTACAAAATCTGTATTGTAATCGGTAGTTGTCTTGTCATCTGTGGACTTCAAAGCATCAGCCTTAGCCCATGGGCGAGGAGGAGATTTACGCATCTTACGAAGGAATAGGCTGTTAGCCAACTCTTTATAGTGCGTTACCTTTGAACTAAAAGACTCGGATACTGAAATATCGCCAACACTCTTTGAGGTGCTATCGGCTAGACGGGCAAAGCGAGCAATAAGAATTTCAGCCAACTCACGCGCAGCCTCGTAGGAATCATTTGACCATTCAGTTAAAACATAAGAAATTTCTTCGTCTGAAAAAAGTGCATCCGTTGAATCTGTATCATTAAGAAGAAAACGAACATAATTTCGAGCCGAGGTACTCGGGTCTCCTGAATAAGTAAAAGTCATTTATTTTCCTTAAATTTGTCTTGTCATTTAGAAAACTATGGTTCCAGTTTGCGTAACTCCTGTATTCGGCGAAGAATCTGGTGCTGACCCAGTAAAACTGTAAACCCTATTACCATTTGCATTACTTTGATAGGAATAAGTTAATCCACTAATGCTAGTCAAGGGACGATAGGTAATTGGGAAAGAAATAATCACTATACCTGAGCCACCACTACCTCCACTACCGCCACCGCCGCCAGTATTAGGCACACCACCAGCAAAGTATGGCGCATAACCAGTATTCTCACCACCACCGCCACCTAAACCACCATTGCCTGAAGGACCAAAACCACCACCGCCACCACCACCGCCGCCATAATAAGTTGTAGTTCCAGAAATAGAAGAAGATATGCCATTGCCACCTGCACCACCCGCACCACTCGCTCCGCTTGAACCAGCGCCACCACCACCGCCGCCGCCAGAGCCGCCAAAGCCGCTACCGCCGTTGTTTCCTTGAGATGGGCTTGTTGCTGGAGTATTACCTGTACCACCGCTTTGATTTCCTTGACCGCCGCCGCCGCCGCCAGAACCGCCGTTGCCTCCAGGAGAAGAATTACCACCACCGCCGCCGCCGCCAGTAGATGTAATAGAAGCAAAAACGGAATCTGCACCTGGATTGCCAACACTTGAGTAGTCTCGTAAACCGCCGCCGCCGACTGTTACGGTGTAAGAAGTTCCGCCAGCAACAGAAAGTGTAGAGGTTCTAACTCCACCAGCGCCACCACCACCACCATAAGCGGCTAATGGTCCAGCACCCCCACCTGCTACAACAAGATAATTAACTGTTGTGGGTGCAGCCGTAGCAATCTTCTTGTTTACTGCAATTCCAAAGATTGTATTCATTGGTCTAAATCTCCTACGACCAACCAAGAGTTTGCTGCTAGTTTAATTGCCGTTGCTGATGAATTAACCGCACGAAGTTTAGGCGTATTACTTGTTGCAGCATTTGAAATAACTGTTGTTGTACCAGGAGTTGTTGCGGATATGGTTGGTTGTCCAGCACCAGTAATCCATACAAAGTTAATAACAGTACCAATTGCAAAGTTGTATGTGGCATCTGTAGGGATTGAAAATGTTTGTGCCGAAGCATTGTTCATTGAGAACAAGTAACCTTCATCACCACGCGCTAGTGTGTAATTAGCAGTTTTAGCACTATAGCCAACAAACCTCATTGGTTGGCTGGTACCGTTGTTGGTAATTGCCATATTATGCTATCTCGCTTCCAAACGCGCTGAATGAAAGACTTGTAGATGATGCGTAGACCGTAAGAACATCTGAAGCATCAATGGTGATACCTAGAGTATAAGCCGTAGTTGTATTTGCTAGGATTGCTGCATCATAAACAATATAATGTTCAGTTGCTATAGCCGCTCCATTTGGGCGTACCGCAATTCGATATGTTCCGCTGGTGCCAGCCTGATTACAGATAGTGATAGTTGAAATGACCGTCTGAGTGGAAGAAGGGCAGGTGTAAAGAGTTGTGTTTGTGGTGGCTGCGGGGTTTGATTGCCCTAGAACCTTATATGTGGTTGCCATACGGTTATCCTCCGATAAGTAATAATGGACTAATGGTAACAGTTGAGGCTGCTTGGGCTGCTGTAGCATTATTTGATGCTGTAACAGCATAACCCTGTGCGGCGCTTACATTTGATGAAATGCTGGGAAATAGGGTTGGTTGGGGAATCAGGACATCCAGAGCCGTAATATTGGACTCAAGAGTATTCCAAGAGGTTTGGTCAATTGCCTGTACGAATGTTTCATTTATGGTTGGGTCTGGACTTATATCTGCTAAATCCAATGACCCTGAAGTGGTGTAAGGGATGCTAATTTCATAGGTGCGACCATTGGGAAATGACTCCTCAACGGTATAAACAAATGGATTTGGAACTACATCTGGGTCATTAGTTGCAGGGATAGAAACCGAGAAAGACCCTGAACTCAATGGCACTACAACACTAGATGGGGCAACCATTTGGTCGTCTGTACCGTTACGCAATACATCAGAAATACTGAATCGAATCTGACCTTCAATTGGAGTGCCTTCAAAATCAACATAACTGCCCGTGATTGTGACGGTTGTTAAATTAGGACCGAGAGCCATCAAGCACCTACCAAAAACATTGTTTCAAACTTTTCAGCCGCTAAAGTATTACAGGTATTTTTTGATGTTAAAGCGCTTGTTGTCGCGGCTGCCAAGGCATCCGTATTAGGTTTAGCAACATTTGTGACCGCTTCAAGAGATACAAGAACTGCGTTAGAAGCAGTATATTCGGCTATGGGTACATACGGTTCAGCCATCTTAGACCCCCACCCCCATCATCATTAACTGATTACTATTATAGTTTACGACTATACCCGCTGACTTAGCAGCCTCAATTGAATAAGACAAAGCATTTGCTTCGTATGTAGAGGCGTTAATAACAATTTCACGAACTCCACTCGCGGTGTTATAGCGGGTCAATAGACCTTGGTAAGCATCCAC